TGAAATCTGGCGGCGGCTGCTAAGGACTATCATGGCAAAACCTGTAAATGCAATGACGGGGGATGCCCCGGACGGTCAAAATCCGGACAAGAAGTATGTTCCTGAGAAGCAGGGGCGGTTTAAATACACCCCCCCTCCTCCTCCTAAGCCTGACCCACGGGACGCTGAAATCTTTACAGAAGAGAAGCTTCGCCGTTCAGGTGGCAAGATGAAAGAGCCGCCAATGGGTCTTGATAGCAAGAAGAGGGGTGGAGTTATTAAGCGCCGCTTTGCTTCTGGCGGTGAAATCATGGACGTAGAGCCCGTAAATGAAACTGAAGCATCTGACAAAGCTGCTGGCCTTAAAGCTTCAAAGGGTGAAGACGTAGGCTTCTTTAAACGCTTGATGATGGGCAACATTGACAAGCCTGGATCAGAAGCCTATGAGAAGTTTGGTGCTGGTCGAGGCAGGGTTGCTAACATTCCTGCGGCAGAAGAGCGTCAAGCCATTAAAAGGAAGCCGGATGAAGGGTTTGAACCGTCAGAACCTGTTCGCCCGCCATCACCTCGGATCGATATTGATGACATGAAGCGAGCACAAGATTACGCCAAAGATGTTGGCGGGCCTTCTGCCGATAAAGAAAAAGCTCAATCGTATGCGGATGAGTTTGGCGGCTCTTCTAGTTCATCAAAAGTTAAACCTACAGTAAACAAACCCACGCCTGTTAAAGCCCCGCAAAAAGACACAGTTCGTAAGGATGATGTTTCGCCACAAGCGGAAACTAAGTACCCCGGCCAAGGCAGAGAAGCCACCGGCAAGCCAACTGCTGTTCGGGACTACAAGACCGGAGAGAAAGCGGAAGAAGACTACAAGCGGATCTCCAAGCCTGGGAGAGATGCAATTGAAGGCTTCTACCCAGAAGAGTTTTTGATCCCAGGCGGCAAGGCCATTAAGTACGGTTTAAACGCCCTAAAAGGCGGTGCCAAGGCTGCTGAAGTTGGATCTGCTAGCCGTGCCCTTACTCCTTACGAAACGCCTGTGACGTTCCTTGGCAAAGGCTCTGCAAAGAACATTACCCCGGTAGAGCGTCTTGGGACTGAACAAGCCAAACGGCTAACTTATCAAGAAGCTCAAGGTGCTGTATCTGGCGCTACTCCGCGTGTTGGTGGTCCCAGGACTGCTGCACAGAAAGATGCAGCTGAGTTCATGGCAAGCCTTAAAGGTCCGAAGACGGGTGGTTCGTCTGGTCCCAAAGGGAAGAACCCGTTTAATGCCGCTAAAGACAAGTCACCCCGTAAAAAGTCTAGTTTTAAAGAAACAGATGACTACAACGACTTTAACCGTGGTGGCAACGTAAAACGTTACGCCTCTGGTGGCTCAGTCTCTGCTTCTAGTAGGGGTGATGGCTGCGCTCAACGTGGCAAAACCCGTGGAATGATGAGGTAATTATGAACAACGTTATGAATCGTGGCCGTTCTAATCGTAGGCAACTTGAAGATGATGGTGGCTCTGCTGCGCCGTCAACTACACGGACCCCTGCCAATCATTTCACCAATCTTCCTTCTGGAAGTGCAGCGCAAGTAAACGCAATGCGTAATGCCGTTGGTTTGCCAGCAACTGATGAAGCGGCAAACAAGGAAAAAGCAACAGACATGCTGCGTTCTATTGTTGGTTTAAACCCCAACACAAACAACTACTCATTGCAAGATGCTATTTCCCAGCTAAAGGGCCAGTACAAAGCCCCTGGTGGTATGCAAAACGCTAATTTGCAAAGTGCTTTGCAAGGTATGGGAGCTATGGGCAACGCCGGCCCTGGTATGCAAAGCATGGGGTCTATAGGTGCTCCCTTGGGGGCGTCTATTAAAGGCGGGCAAGGAATGGGGATTGCTGGTATGCAAGCTCCTACAGCCCCGCCGCCTGAAGTCCCTATGCCACAGGATCAGATGATGGCAGAGGGCCAAGGGGGCTTTAAACATGGCGGCAAGATTAAAGCTTATGCCAAAGGTGGTTCTACTGGCCGGGACGGTATTGCCCAACGCGGCAAGACTAAAGCCTTTGCTAAAGGCGGGTCAGTCTCTGCTTCTAGCCGGGGTGATGGCTGTGCCCAACGGGGCAAGACCCGTGGCAGGGTAGTCTAATCATGCGAGCTAGCCGGGGCATGGGGGACATCAATCCCTCTAAGATGCCTAAAGGCAAACGAGTTCAACGTCGGGATAGTACTGACTTTGAGCAGTTTGCTGAAGGCGGCTCGGTTAGCCCAGCGTGGCAACGTAAGGAAGGCAAGTCTGAAAGTGGTGGTTTAAACGCCAAAGGACGGGCATCTTACAATAGAGCCAATCCGGGTAAGCCTGGACTGAAAGCCCCGCAGCCAGAAGGTGGTCCCCGCAAGAAGTCATTCTGTGCTCGGATGTCTGGGATGAAGAAGAAGCTGACTAGCGCAAAGACAGCTAATGATCCGGATAGCCGCATCAACAAAAGCCTTCGGGCGTGGAAGTGCTAAATGGCAACCAAGGCAAAGTCAACTGTTAATGAAGCAGGCAACTACACTAAACCTGAGTTGCGTAAAAAGATTGTGTCTAGTGTGAAAGCCGCAGCTACTCAAGGTACAGGGGCTGGACAATGGTCAGCCCGTAAAGCCCAGCTTGTTGCGAAGAAGTACAAAGCTTCGGGTGGCGGATACAGGGACTAATGTGAAAGCCCCGCAGAAATCGCTGAAGGACTGGGGGGACCAGAAATGGCAGACCAAGTCCGGCAAGCCTTCATCCCAAACAGGTGAGCGGTACTTGCCCGCAAAGGCAATACAATCACTTAGTCCTGCTGAGTATGCTGCTACAACCAAAGCAAAGCGTATGGGCAAGGCCGCAGGCAAACAGTTTGTAGCGCAGCCTAAACGCATAGCAAAGAAAACAGCAGGCTTTAGATAATGGCAACCTCTGGCACCCAAGCATTCAACCTAGACCTTAGCGAGATCGTTGAGGAAGCCTTTGAGCGTTGTGGTGCAGAGCTTAGGACTGGCTATGACTTACGCACTGCTCGTAGAAGCCTTAACCTACTGTTTGCTGACTGGGCTAACCGTGGCATTAACATGTGGACTATTGAGCAAGGGTCTATTACTCTTGTTCCGGGCACGGCGACGTACAACCTACCAATCTACACGGTTGATCTCATGGAGCACGTTATCCGCACCGGAGCAGGTAACGCTTCCACGCAGGCAGATTTAAACATCACCCGGATCAGCGTCTCTACTTACGCTACGATCCCCAACAAGCTAACCCAGGCTAGACCCATTCAGGTCTATATTGACCGGATCTCGCCTACGCCCACGATCACTGTCTGGCCCACACCTGACAACTCCCAGACCTACACGTTCGTGTACTGGCGGCTCCGTCGCATTCAAGACGCAGGCAGCGGTGTAAACACAATGGACGTTCCGTTCCGGTTCCTGCCCTGCATGATTGCTGGGTTAGCGGCATACCTCTCTCTGAAGGTTCCAGGGGGTCTAGAACGCAATCAAATGCTCCAGGCTCAGTATGATGCTGCCTGGGAGTTAGCGGCTGGCGAGGACCGGGAGAAGGCAGCGGTCAGATTTGTCCCACGGCAGCAGTTTATTGGGCAGTAATGAAAGAAAAACGCATTACTGATGTTGTGTACCACAAAGCATATTACGAAGCAAATAAAGCGCGTATTGCGGAAGTTAAACGTGTATATAGGGAAAACAACAAAAGAAAAATTGCGGATAGAAACCGAATTTTGTACTGCGCTACGCAAGAATCTCAGCTAGCAAAAAAACAAAAGTATAGGTTAGAAAACAAAGGCAAGATAAACTATTTAAATGCTTTACGAAAGAGGGTTATCAAACAACGCACCCCCTTGTGGCTTTCTAGTTTTGATCGTCTGAAGATTAAGTGCTATTACTCTATTGCAGCTATGTTAACTAGTGTTAACAAAGAGTCATGGCATGTTGATCATGTTGTCCCCCTTCAAGGGGAAATTGTGTCTGGGTTACATGTGCCAAACAACCTTCAGCTTTTGCGTGGTATAGACAACATACGCAAAAAGAACAAGTTTGGGGCGCATCATGGGCAATAGGTTTACGGCAGGCAAACGAGCAATAGCAGAATGCGATATTTGTTCTTTTCGATTTAAGCTAAAAGACCTTAAAGAGCTTGTAATTAAGACCAAAAATGTTAACATTTTGGCTTGTAGAGAATGCTGGAACCCCGATCATCCGCAGCTTCTTTTGGGGATGTACCCGGTTGATGATCCCCAAGCTCTTCGTAACCCTAGGCCTGATCGTAGCTATGTTACTTCTGGACTGCTTGCTGATGGGTCATTAGGTGAAGGCAGCAGAATTATTTATTGGGGCTGGAATCCTGTTGGCGGGTCTAGGCTGTTTACTGCGGAGCTAACCCCTAACCCTCTTGTTGCCGTTGGATCAATCGGCACTGTCACTGTAAGCACAACGTAAGGAACTATGATGAAATCAGATACGGCTCAAGATAAGTCCATGATCAAGAAAGCGTTTAAACAACACGACGCGCAGAAACACGGAGGCGGTAAAGGCACATCTTTGAAGTTGAAGAAGGGTGGTCCCACTACTGACGACCGCATGAAGTTTGGCCGCAACATGTCCCGCGCCAAGAACCAAGGAGACTAATCATGGCTAAGTTTAGTAAGAAGATGGGCGGCAAGGAAGTTGGGGATGCAGCGGTCTACGCTAAACCCCATACCATGACGGGTAAAGCAGTCTTAGCGGAAACTAACCCTGGTCAAGGGCCAAACCGCAGTAAAGCTGAAACCCTTGATATATCTTTGGGTGCTCTTAGCAAGTCGGCAGGCAATGAGCCTATCAAAACCACTGGCATCAAAATGCGTGGTGCTGGCGCTGCTACTCGGGGCTTTATGTCCCGTGGGCCAATGGCTTAAAACATGAACTACACCGAATTGAAAGCCGCAGTAGAGGATTACTGCGAGAATACTTTTACTGCCACTGACTTCGCCACTATGACGGATTTGGCTGAGCAAAAGATTTACAACTCGGTGCAGTTGCCCTCCTTACGTAAAAATGTGACTGGTAGTCTTACGGCTACTAATCAGTATCTTGCTTTGCCCTATGACTTCTTGTCAGTCTTTAGTCTTGCTGTAGTTGACGCTCTTGGGGCGTACACATACCTTCTCAACAAAGATGTCAACTTTATCCGCGAAGCCTATCCAATCCCAACGGACACAGGCACTCCTAAGTACTACGCGGTGTTTGGGCCTGATAGCTCAACCCTGCAAGAGCTAACGCTTATCCTTGGCCCGACACCCAGCGCGGGTTTGGTGGCAGAGCTTCACTACTTCTACTACCCTGTCTCCATTGTTACAGCGAGCACTTCCTGGCTTGGTGACAACTTTGACTCTGCGCTGTTTAATGCAGTGATGGTTGAAGCTATCCGGTTTATGAAGGGTGAACCTGACATGGTTGCGCTGTACGCTGATGCGTATAAACAGTCGCTGACTCTTCTCAAGAACCTGGGTGACGGTAAGTTGCGTCAGGATGCGTATCGCAGCGGTCAAGTCCGCACTCAAGTTATTTAAGGAATTATCATGGCTATCACCCAAGCATTCTGCACTTCAGCCAAGGTTGGTTTTTTGACGGGGACATACACTCCGGTAGCCGACACGATGAAGATTGCGTTGTACACCAGCGTGGCTACTCTGGATGCAACGACCACGATTTACACCACCTCCGGTGAGGTTGTTGGCACAGGGTACACGGCTGGCGGGAACACGCTAACTGGCAATGCTATTAGCTATGACGGCACTACCGCATGGCTTACCTTCAGTGATTCTAGTTGGACTACCGCTACGATTACAGCCCGTGGCGCACTGATCTACGACTTCACCCGATCCAGCGCAGCAATTGCAGTCTTGGACTTCGGTGCAGACAAGACCTCTACAGTAGGTACGTTCACTGTTCAGATGCCGGTCGCTGCTGCTTCCACTGCGCTGATCCGTATCGCTTAAGAGTACAAAATGGCCGTTACCGTAACCCACCCGTTTGTAAGTTTGGTTGCCGATGGCGGTGACACTACTGTAGTCCGTCCTTCTAATTGGAACGCAACGCACAGCATTGCAGGAACTGTTGACGTAGCCAATGGCGGCACAGGGCTTTCTGCCGGTACTTCCGGGGGGGTCTTGGCGTTTACAGCAACAGGCACCATAGCTTCATCTGCGGCACTTACTCAGTACGGGGTGGTGTATGGCGGCGGCGCAGGGGTTGTCCCTTCAGCCACAGCCAATGGAACAACTGGGCAAGTTCTAACCGCAACGACAAGCGGGGCTCCTTCTTGGGCTAACCCAGCCACAAACGGAACGGTCACTAGTGTTAGCTGGACTGGCGGCATTGTTTCTGTAGCTACAGCAACTACAACTCCTGCGCTTACGATTGCCGGGACAAGCGGTGGCATTCCATACTTTTCCAGTGGCACAACGTGGGCAACATCTGCGGCCCTAGCGGCTAGTGATCTGGTCATAGGCGGTGGCGCCGGGGCTGCGCCTTCTACAACGACTACAGCCGCAGGAGCTTTAACGTTCCTGGGTACGCCTTCAAGTGCAAACCTTGCTGCGCTATTGACTGATGAGACCGGGACGGGTTTGGCGGTCTTTGCCACATCCCCTGCGCTGGTTACTCCCACGATCACGACAATCGCAGAGACGGACACCATTGCTGCTACAGCGGCAACAGGCACTCTAAACTACGACGTTATAACCCAAGCAGTCCAGTACTTCACAGCAAACGCATCGGGTAACTGGACGCTGAACTTCCGGGGCTCTAGCTCGGTAACCCTGAACACCTTCATGGCAACTGGCACTTCGGTGTCTGTAACGCTCATGGTAACCCAGGGGTCTACTGCTTACTACAACTCTGCTGTGACCATTGACGGAACCTCTGTAACTCCTAAGTGGCAAGGCGGCACTGCCCCTACCAGCGGGAACGCAAGTTCCTTGGACGTTTACACATACGTTATCCAGAAGACAGGCAGTGCAACATATGTTGTCCTGGCCTCACAGACCAAGTTTGCTTAAGGCATAGCCAATGTCACGCCTCTCCAAGATCGGTGCTGCTGCCCTTGCTGCTTTTGGTTGGACTTCAGGAACATCTGCCGTAACCGTAACTTACCTTGTTGTTGCTGGGGGTGGTGGGGCTGGGGGGGCACGGTTTGGCAGTTACTCTGCTGGCGGGGGGGGAGGGGCTGGGGGTTATCAAACTGGCACAACTTCGTTAAACCCAACGCTTTCTTATACCGTAACTGTTGGTGCTGGCGGCGCTAATGGCACTTCACTTTCTGACGGAAAAAACGGTAACAACTCTCAACTTGGAACATTAACTGCGTCTGTTGGGGGTGGCGGCGGCAATTACAACATTGGAGCAATAAACGGCGCGGGTTTGGCCGGTGGTTCTGGTGGGGGCGGTAGTGGTGTTGGGCCATCCACAGGAGGCGCAGGCACATCGGGTCAAGGTTTTGCGGGTGGCGGGGCTACGGATAATTCCGGTGGGGGCGCAGGGGGCGGCGGCGCAGGAGCCGCAGCGGCAACAGTTGCATCTTTATCTCTTGCCGGTACTGCCGGCGGTGTTGGTATATCTAACTCAATTAGCGGCACTTCCGTTTACTATGCGGGTGGCGGTGGGGGCGGGTCTTACACCCCATCTGCTGGAGCCGTTGGTGGCCTTGGTGGCGGCGGGGCTGGTGGCGCTAATGGAGTTGTTGGAACATCCGGCACCGCAAGCACGGGTGGTGGAGCAGGTGGAGGCGGGGGGACAGGGGCTAGCGCAGCGGCAACAAACGGCGGTTCTGGCGGTTCAGGCGTAGTCATCATCTCCTACGTTGGCGCACAGAAGTTCTCTGGTGGCGTTGTCACATCTGTTGGTGGTAACACCATCCACACATTCAATACCTCTGGCACCTTGGGTGTCATTACGCCTTTGACGGCAGCTTCTCTGGTTGTTGCTGGTGGCGGTGGTGGCGGCACAGGTTTAGCCACATCAAATATTGGGGCGGGCGGTGGCGGCGGGGCTGGCGGTTATCAAACAGGGTCAGCAATAACAATTGACACCAACAGTATTTACGCTGTTGTTGTTGGTGCAGGCGGCGCTGCTGGCGTAGCAAATTCAACTAGCTCAACTAGTGGTTCAAGTTCCAGTGTTTTTGGCGTAACGTCTACAGGCGGTGGATTAGGCGGGAACTATAACGGCACAAACGCAGCAGTTGGTGGTTCTGGCGGTGGCGGTAGCTACAGCAGCGCAACAGGAGCAGCGGGAACTAGTGGACAAGGGTTTGCTGGCGGGGATGCTTACATTGCTGGGTCGCCTTATGGACACGGTGGCGGTGGCGGCGCGGGTGGAGTTGGCGGGTCGGCTACGTCTTCAACTGCTGGTATTGGCGGTGTAGGGGCATCAAACTCTATTAGCGGCACAGCCACTTACTATGCAGGGGGTGGTGGAGGAGGCTCCGGTGTCACTTCTACTTTGGGCGGCGTTGGTGGAAATGGCGGCGGCGGCAAAGGCGGTTCTGGAACTATTGTCGGTATTGCAGGAACTGCCAATTTGGGGGCTGGTGGTGGTGGTGGTGGCAATCAAGGTGCTGGGGGCACTGTTTCATCTAATGGCGGTGCTGGTGGCTCTGGTGTAGTCATCATCAGTTACCCAGGCTCTACGCAGCAGATGGCTGGTGGCATTGTCACTATCTCAGGTGGCAACGTGATTCACACGTTCAACACCAGCGGCTACCTGACCCCGATCACCTACTACACCAAGTCATTGCGGTTTAGGTCTTCTGCGAGTGCGTATTTGAACAGGACTCCTGCTACCACAACCAACCAGAAGACTTGGACTTGGAGCGGGTGGGTTAAGCGCGGGACGTTAGGAACTTCGCAAGAACTTTTTACTGCTGAAATAAATACCCAGCAATATAACCTTTTATATTTTGGATCGGATGCGCTTAATGTTTTGGAGTATGCATCCGGCGCAATAGCACAGTTAATTACCACGCAAGTATTTCGTGATCCTGCTGCTTGGTATCATATTGTTCTTGCTTGGGATTCTACTCAAGCTACTTCTTCAAACAGGGTTAAACTTTACGTTAACGGAACTCAAGTTACTGCGTTTTCAACGGCAATATACCCCCCATTAAACGACAACACATATGTAAACCTATCGTCAGCCGTGCATGTTATGGGCCGGTATAATAGTAGTCCTTCAGAGTATTACGACGGCGAAATGACCGCCATCAACTTCATTGACGGTCAAGCCCTAGCCCCAACGTCATTTGGCACATTCAATAGTTACAACCAATGGCAACCGATCACTTACGGTGGCTCATACGGCACCAATGGGTTCTATTTGCCGTTCACCAACACCACCAGCACAACGACCCTGTGCTACGACAGCAGCCCCAACGGTAACAACTGGACACCCAACAACATCAGCCTCACTGCCGGGTCCACATACGACTCACTGACTGATGTGCCGACACTGACCTCGGAGACGGTGGCGAACTATGCTGTGTTGAATCCGTTGCAGAACCATGATTCAGGATACACAGTAGCCCTAACAAACGGAAACTTGTCCGTTGCCATTACCTATGTAAGTGGTGGTAATATGATTACAGTTCCATCAACTGTAAAAACCCCAGCAAGTGGGAAATGGTATTGGGAAATTACCGTAAAAAGCACGCTGGGGGGCGCTGCGTCTGGTATTGGTATAATAACTCCAGATTCTTATATTGAAGCGGTGCTCCCGCCAACCGATAATTACATATACGTTCAGAACGGTAACAAACGTAACAATAGCACGGTTACAGCATACGGTTCATCTTATACAAACGGTGACGTTATCGGGGTTGCATTGGATGTTGGTGCAGGAACAATTACGTTCTACAAGAACAACACCAGCCAAGGCACTGCTTTTACTGGCATAGCGGCGGTGCCTTATTACGCTGTAGTCACTCTTAATGACACGGGTTCCTACGCTGCCAACTTCGGCCAGCAACCCTTCGTCTACACCGCCCCCACCGGTTTCCTCCCACTCAACACTTTCAACATCTAATCATGGCAACTACATTTGCAGTACCTGATGGACGAGTGGCGATGGCTGCTACGCTGTATACGGGGAATGGGTCAACACAGAGCATCAGCAACGCAGTCAACACGGTGTCGTTCCAGCCTGATTTTGTGTGGACGAAGGGGCGTAGCGCCGCTACTGGACACCAGTTTGCCGATTCTGTTCGTGGCGCAACAAAATATTTGCAATCAAACAATACTAACGCGGAAGGAACTGACGTAAACGTACTTACGGCATTTAATTCTGGTGGTTTTAGTATTGGCAATGATGCTGGTATTAACACTTCTGCTGCTACCTACGTCGGCTGGCAATGGAAAGCCGGTGGCACAGCGGTCAGCAACACTGCGGGGACTATCACATCGTCGGTGAGTGCTAACACCACTGCTGGGTTCTCTGTCTGTACGCTTACAACTCAAGCAAGCGGGTCTGGAACTTTTGGGCACGGCTTAGGAGTTGCTCCAAGCATGGTGATAATAAAAAGCAGGGCAACAGTTACTGATTGGGCGGTATACCACATTGGATTAACAAGTGCCAACTATTGGATAGCTCTAAATAAAACAGACGCACAGTCTACATCGATTAACTCTTGGAACAACACGGCACCAACAAATTCTGTGGTGTCGTTAGGTGCGGCATGGGCCGGGTCTATAACAGTGGTCGCATACTGCTGGGCACCGGTAGCAGGTTACAGCGCATTCGGTAGCTACACGGGCAATGGTAGTGCGGATGGTCCGTTTATATACACTGGGTTTAGGCCACGGTTCTTGATGATTAAAAGCAGCAGCGGCGCGTTTAACTGGTTTATAGAAGACTCTTCCAGAAATACAACCAATGTAACCGGGCTAGACCTTAGCCCCAATTTGTCTAATGCAGAAGCAAACAACTCCCCGACGTTTGACTTTCTATCAAATGGGTTTAAGTTGCGGAACACTTACACATCTCAAAACGGTTCCGGCACAACATATATCTACGCAGCCTTCGCCGAGAATCCGCTGAAGTACGCAAACGCACGTTAAGGAACAGAATGTCACATTTTGCTAAAGTTGAGAATGGTCTGGTTGTCCAAGTCATTGTGGCTGAACAGGACTTCATTGACACGGGTGCGTTGGGTCATGGGTGGGTTCAGACCTCATACAACACCCAAGGCGGGCAGCATCCAGAAGGCAGACCGCTACGCGGTAACTATGCCGGTATCGGGTACACTTACGACACTGATCTGGACGCCTTCATTCCTCCCCGCCCGTACCCAAGCTGGGGTTTAAACACCACGACATGCCTGTGGGAAAGCCCGGTGCCGTACCCGGCTGATGGCAAGTACACCTGGGATGAAGCAACGCAGAACTGGGTAGCAGAGTGAACCTACCTCAGTTACCCCCAGACAAGGCCAACCATGCGTTGTATGGAGCCTTGATCTTCAACGTCGCCTTTATGGCTTCTCATGGCCTTGCCATTGCTTCAGGCGTGGTTGCTGCGTTTGCTGTTGCCAAGGAAATCAGTGACGCGGTTATCAACTGGCGGGCAACTGGCAGTCCCATACGCGGGCCTCATGGCGTAGAGTTTCTAGACGCTGCCGCAACGTGCTTTGGTGGTATCCTTGCTGCGTTGCCGTTGATAGTTTTACGCGCCTAAAACAAGGGCTAACATGGCTGTAGCTTTCCAACAATCAGCGTTCCAAGAAAGCGCGTTCCAAGCGGGACAAGTTACAGTTGTTGTCACTGGCGTTGAAGCTGTTGGAAGCATTGGCACAGTATCCATCCTTCTCAGTAGCATCATCATTGTTACGGGTGTCCAAGCCACAGGGGCTATTGGAACTGTTGTTGTTACCGCCGCCGGGACGGCCCCCGTTACAGGCGTTGTGGCCTTCGGTCAAATTGGATCAGTCCTTGTGTGGGGTCTGGTGCCTAACACGCAAGACGCCAATTGGCAGTTGATAATTAACTAGGAAGTAAAATGCCAGCAAGCTATACCACAAGCCTTAAACTCACTCTCCCAGCAGACGGAGATACCAACTGGGGCACCGTAGTCAACAACGGCATTACAAACCTTGTTGATGCTTCAGTTGCGGGCACCACGACAGTAGCTTTTACAACCGCAGCGGATTACACGTTAACGACCAGCAATGGCGCAACTGACGAAGCCCGGAAGATGTTCCTCAACTTCACGGGAACCCCCGGCGCTGCCGCAAACGTTATCTGCCCTGCTGTTTCTAAACTGTACTTTGTTTCAAACAACACCACAGGTGGGTTTTCAATAACCGTTAAAACGGCTGCTGGAACGGGTATTGCTGTAGGGGCAGGAACTAGTCTTGC